TTTATGGTGATTATTTAAGAATAACAAATGCTCATCGCGGCTCTCCGCATAGGTGGGATAACCAAATTGCCAAGGTGTTAACAGGACTTGCTAACTGGACTCGCCTTGCTGGTTCTGGGGTAACAGCATTTGCTGACTTGGCTAACACTGTTGCAGCTCGTCCGCTTACTGGTATGACCAGAGATATGATAAGTGACTTCAGGAATCTTATGGATGTAGTCGATGATGTTGATACCTTTGCTGAGGTTCTTTCCTATTACCCTAATCTGGTAAAAGACCAAATGGTTGGTGATTCTAAAAGCGGAGTGCAGCCATCTTTAGCTGATAAGATTACACATTACCCAGATAAATTATGGTTTAATACCCCCCTTATTGGTAACGACTTGATGCCAATTACTTCAGCTACACGCCGTTTGGCTGCTGCATACAATACATCGGATATTGTAAAACTTGTTTTGAAATCATTTGATGAAGCCCAGGTTCTTACTAAATCTGAGCTGCAACAGTTGGGTGAGCTTGGACTTAATCCAAAGGTTCGAAAGAATATCTATGATCAGTTAAAAGAACATCATCAGGTTAGTGATAGTGGCAGAGTATTTTTTGCTAACACACGAGCCTGGGATATGACACGAGTTGAGGCTCGTGATGCGCTGCAAGCTCTTGGTCAGGCGATTGACATTGCAACCGATGCGCAGGTCTTGATGGCAAAAAACTTTGACAAGCCTCGTATTGTAGATGGATTTGCTTACGTTCCTTTTCATCCTGTTATGAAAGTTTTGAACATGAGTCCTGATCCTCGTGCTTCATATCAGGGCAAGCAGTACGCTAAAGTTTCCAGTGGTTTCTTAAAGTTTCCATTTCAATTCTTAAACTATTCAATGGCAGCAACAAACTCTGTTGTCGGCAGAAGTTTTGATCCTAACAAAGAGCGTAGACTTCAACACGTCATGACGTCTGTCGCTGCTGGCCTTGGTCTGCTTCTGTATCAAAAAGAAGATTGGTGGTTTGAAAACAAAAGTTATGATGAAATTATGATGCGAGCCATTGACCGTTCTGGTGTTATGGGAGTGTATGGGGATATTATTTATGAAAGCGTTCATACTGCTGTAGGGTTTGGTGCCGATCCAGATAGCCTGCCTATTCGCGGTAAGTACAGACCTACAAGTGACAAGAAGTATGATTTCCTTTTGGGCCCAGCCCCTACACAGTTGCGTGACTTATCTATTGCAGCCAAGGATTATATTGATAATAACAATTCTAAGCACGCAAGAGCTTTAAGCCGACAGTTGCCCTGGTTGCAAATAGGCTCAATTGATTTAGATTTTAAGAATTTACATGATTTAGTTTGGAAAAAGTGATAGGATTGCACCATGACTATTGTAATTGCAGATAACAGCCCTCGTATTTCGTATGTGGCAACCCAAGGCCAGACGGTTTTTACAATTCCGTTTGAGTTTTTTGACGATACAGACATAAATCTTTACATCAACGATGTGTTGAAAACTATTACTACCGATTACACTGTAACTGGTGGAGATGGATCAAAAGGAACAGTGACTTTGGTTACTGGTGCTACTGCTGGTGATGCTGTTGTTATTACTCGTGATGTAACACTTGAGCGTGTTACTGACTTTCCTACTTCTGGCCCGTTCCAGGTTGCAGCTCTGAACATAGAGTTAGATAAACTGGTTGCTATGGTTGCTGACCTGAAAGACCTGGCAAATCGTGGCCTTCGTCTTTCTGACTCAGACCTTACAGCAAGCCTAACTCTTGCATCTCCTGACGATCGCAAGGGAACTGTACTTGCATTTAACGCAACAACTGGTGACGCAGAGGTTGGCCCAACTATTGCTGACATTTCTACTGTGGCGACTAATGCAAGTGCGGCGGCTTCCTCTGCCACTGCGGCGGCTTCTTCTGCGGTGTCTGCGTCAAACAGTGCGGCGGCAGCGGCGGCGGCTTTTGATAGTTTTGATGATACATATCTGGGCAGCTTTTCATCTGATCCAACAACGGATAATGATGGCAACCCGCTTGTAGAGGGGGCTTTGTACTTCAACGGCCCCGCAAATGAAATGCGCGTTTACGATGGGGCTAACTGGATTGCTGCCACCTCTGCTGGCACGGCAACTATGAGAACATACAAGTACACTGCCACTGCATCGCAAACAACATTTAGCGGCTCTGACGATAGTGGTTCAACCCTGTCTTACTCAATTAATAACTTGATTGTTACGCTTAATGGTCTTGTTTTGGAGGATGGTTCAGACTACACAGCTACTAACGGAACCAGTATTGTTTTAACTGTAGCTGCCTCAGTAAATGACGAGTTAAACATTATTGCATTTAACTCCTTTGTAGTAGGAGAGGTGAGTGTAGATAGCGTTAATGGTCAGCAAGGTATTGTCGTTCTTGATGCTGACGATATTTCTGATGCCTCAACAACTAATAAATATACAACTGCTGCCGACATCTCAAAACTAGCTGGCATTGAGACAGGCGCCACAGCAGACCAGACTCCGGCAGAGATTAAGTCTGCATATGAAAGTAACGCAGACACAAATGAGTTTTCTGATGCAGAACAATCAAAACTAGCTGGCATCGAAACAAACGCCACAGCAGACCAAACTGCGGCTGAAATTAAAACAGCCTACGAAAGCAATGCGGATACAAACGAGTTTTCAGATGCGGAGAAATCAAAACTTGCTGGCATTGCGGCGGGTGCTGAAGTCAATCTTGTTGATAGCGTAAACACTCAGACTGGTGCGGTTGTTCTTGACGCTGATGACATTTCCGATGCCGCAACAACAAACAAGTTTACTACTGCTGGCGACATCTCAAAGCTCGCTGGTATTGAGGCTTTGGCTGACGTAACGGACGCAACTAATGTAGCGGCGGCTGGTGCGGCTATGCTTACTGGTGCTACGTTTACTGGCAATGTGTCATTCGGCGACAGCAACAAAGCTATCTTCGGTTCTGGCTCTGACTTAGAAATATTCCACGACGGCAGTAATAGTATTATTTCCGACCTTGGCACAGGCGACCTTATTATTAAGGGTTCTAACAATATATACCTAAAAGATGCTAACGATGAAATCGTCATGCGGGCGGGTACGGCTATTGGTGCAAGATTATACTATGGAAATAGTCTTGAAAGACTTAGAACTACAGCGTCCGGTATTTTTATTTATGGGGATGTGGAATCTCAGTCAGGTACTGTTGATGGGGAGCTTATTGCAAAGAGTTATAACGAGACGTATGTTGCGCTTTCAGGCACTACCCCAACTGTCGATTGCCACAATGGTAATATGTTCAGCCTGACAACATCTGGCAACACCACATTCACGTTCAGCAACCCACCAGCATCAGGCACAGCCTTTGGGTTTACGCTCAAGCTGGTTGCGGGCGGAACGCACACGATCACATACCCAGCCTCTGTTGATTGGGCTGGCGGCTCTGCTCCTGATGCACCAGCCTCTGGTGAGACTGATGTACTTGTGTTTATTACGCACGATGGCGGCACAACTTGGTATGGCTTCCGTTCAGGGGACGCAATGGCATGAGTATAGCCAGAGAACTTCAGATGGCGGCGGCTGGCGTAGGTGCTGGTGGAGGTGGGGTCAGTCCTGCCGACATCGCTGACTTACAGCTATGGCTTGACGCCACTGATGCCTCTACCTTGTTTCAAGACACAGCTAAAACGACCAGTGCGTCAGCAAACAACGACCCAGTAGGCTGCTGGGAAGACAAGTCTGGCAATGGGTTTGACTTTGACCAAAGCACATCTGCTAGACGCCCAACTTTGGACACGGGTACAATGAGCTTGAATAGTTTAAATCTTGTACCGACAGCCGATAGCAACGCTGGTCAATGGCTTGAAAATTCTACCTGCACCGACACAATTACCTTGTTTCAGGTGTTGCAGTACAACAATAATAGTGCTGGCGTGTCGTTTGGTATAGGTGCATCTTATAATGGTTATTTTACATTCAACAGCTCTCTGACTACAAACTATGTGGCAGCGGCTGGCCCCATTGGAAGTTCAGGGTTTAGAACTGTAGGTGGTAGTTATAGTCGTATAGCGTCAGGAAATGACGCAATTATTAGTGGCGACCTAATGAACTTTTTACGTGAAAACGGAACTCAGTACGCAATTAATAGTCCATACAACTACTCAAGCCATTCAAGCAACATTGGCTCTTACATTGGTAGGCGAGGTTTATCAGTCCCTAATGACCACAAACCATTCAACGGAAATGTCGGAGAGGTTATCGCTTACGACAGAAGGCTGTCGTCAATTGAAATTGGTCAGGTTGAAAGTTATTTATCCACAAAATGGAGTATCACAATATGATTTATGTAAAAATTATTGATGGCGAGACAAGTGTCTTTCCTTACGATTTGCGCCAGTTACGCGCTGATAACCCGAATACATCTTTTCCAAAAGAAATAAGCACTGAAATGCTAGAGGGATATGGTGTCTTTCCAGTAGTAGAAAACAGGCCTGAGTTTGATCCGTATGTTCAGACTCTATCTGCTGGCACACCTGTCTTGCGCGATGGCCAGTGGCACGTTGATTACACTGCGCTTAATCTTCCAGAAGAGGATGCAAAAGAAGTAATCAGAAATGCTCGATTTGAAATGCTTTACGCAACCGACTGGCTTGCTTTGTCGGATGTAGTTATGTCGGCAGATATGGTTGTGTATCGCCAAGCCCTTCGTGATATTCCACAGCAAGAAGGCTTCCCATTTTCAGTAGTGTGGCCGACAAAACCAGAGGTTTAAGAATTGGCTCGCTATTGGAAACTAAAAGATAGGATTTATTATGCCCACTGAAGAGACAAAAACAACTATTGATATGGCCGCTGGCGGCGTAACTCTGGGTGCTTACTTTAGCTGGATACCTGAGTTCACTGCGGTTGCCTCTTTGATTTGGGTGTTGTTACGCATTTACGAAACTGAAACTGTAAAAGCGTTGATAAAAAAAATATAAAGGTTAGTCATGTTAAATGTAATTGGTGCTGTCAGTAATATTGCAGGAACATGGCTTCAAGGTAGACAAAAAAAAGCAGAGGTCAAAGCTAAACTTGAAGTAGCCAAGATCGAAGCAACAGTTAAACGTGTTAAGAGTGATGCGAACTGGGAAGAGACTGCAATGTCATCTTCAAACGGATCATGGAAAGACGAGGCCTGGACGATATGCTTTATCTCACTTATCTTGTGTTCATTTATACCCCCTCTCCAGCCATATATGGAAGCTGGGTTTAACTTCTTGAGGACCGCACCTGAATGGTTACAGTACGGGATTTTGGCAAGTATTGCCGCCAGCTTTGGAATAAAGTCGATAACACAGCTAAAAAAGTAGATGACTCTGATAGGGTATTAGCCCACACCCCTAACACCCAGCCTGGCAGATTAAGCCAGCACTTTACCCTGCAAGAGATGACCAAGAGTCAGACAGCAGAACGGCTTGGATTAGACAACACACCCTCAGAAGCTCATACAGCAGCTCTCAGAGCGTTGTGTATTAATGTACTGGAACCTACTAGGTACTATGCAAACGCCCCTGTAATCGTCTCCAGTGGCTTTAGAAGCCCATTTCTATCTGAAGAGATAGGCAGCAGCCCCAGGAGCCAGCACTGCAAGGGCGAGGCTGTAGATTTCGAGATCATTGGGCATGATAATTACTCTGTTGCCTATTGGATTAGAGACAATTTAGATTTCGATCAGCTTATACTAGAGTTCTATAAGCTTGGCAAACCTAATAGTGGGTGGATTCATGTATCTTATAAAGAGGATGGACAAAACAGAAATCAATGCCTAACCTTTGATGGTGAAAATTATATCAAAGGTTTGAACAGATGAATGAGTATGATTTTAAGATGTATGTTCTCGAACAAGATGATGGAAGCCCAGTTATTGTCATGCGCTTTGAAGGCGTAGAAACAATGGAAGAAGCACAAAATCTTGCGGAAGAGCTGTTTGAAATTATTAGCTCATCAGAGGATCAAGTCGAATTACATTAGGAGTAAACGAATGGCAGCCCCCAAGCTATCAACACTAAAGCTACAAGAAGTAGTTAGCGCAATGAAAACCCATGGCACACAGGCGGCAGCCGCTGACGCTATGGGTATTAGTCGAAGCACGTTTCAAAGCCGTCTGTCACGCGCATTAAACGAAGGAATGTTTGATGAAGGCACAGCAGAGACATCAACTTACTCACGCCAGTTACTTCCCGAAAGCGATGAGCCAATCGAAAAGATTGTAGACCAGCTCACGACTCGGTTTGAAAAGCGCAAGCAGTATGTGGATGCAAAGAAGTGGCAGCGCATTAAGATGAAATCAGATGACCCTATTGGTTTGCTTTGGTTTGGTGACCCCCATCTTGATGACAACTTCTGTGACTGGACAGTGCTGCGGCGTCACGTTGAATTAGTACAGGAGAACGATGGTGTTTACGGATGTGGACTTGGTGATTATCAAAATAACTGGGTTGGTAGATTGTCTCGCTTGTATGCCGAGCAAGACACAAGTCACAATACAGCTTGGCGGCTTGTTGAGTGGTTTGTTAAAAACATTAATCCTCTTATTCTGATTGGTGGCAACCATGATATGTGGTCGGGGCCAGGCGATCCGCTTAAATGGATGACTGAACCTCATTCAATTAACGAGGACTGGGCTGCTCATGTGTCCATTGCTTTTCCCAATGGTGAGGAATGTAAGATTCACGCAGCTCACGATATGCCAGGGCACAGTCAATGGAATCCGTTGCATGGTCAGAAGAAGATGGCAATGCTGAAAAGCAATGCGCATCTATACATTGCTGGTCACAAGCACAACTGGGAGCTGGCACAGATGGAGCAGGTTGAGGAAGGTCATGTCTCTTGGCTGGCTCGTGCTCGTGGCTATAAGTCTAGCGACACCTATGCATTAGTGCGTGGCTATGATGAGCAAGCATATGGACAAGCAATCCTTCAGGTAATCAACCCTAAAGCTGAAACACCAGATGGTTTCACGCACTGCTTTGTTGATGTGGAAACTGGCGTAGAGTTTCTAAACTACTTGCGATCTAAATAAAAGAAGGGGGCAGAGCCTAGTTGACCTGCCCCCTCTCCTTGGAAACTTGGAAACTTATTTGTCTAAGTTAAAGAATTTTTCTTGAGATAATAATCCTACTCCTATGCGCACAAAGTTTATCAATGCGCGTGGACTCATACCCCATACATTATAGTTTGCATCTTGATCTCGAACACACAGCTCTGCTGGGTATTGAGGATCACCTGAGGCTCGTAGGTAAATAAGAATATCTTCAGGTATTTCTAAATCTTCCAAGGCTTTGAGAGCAAGAGATTGTTTCATTTCTCTCCAGCCTATCGTGTCATTGGGTGCTGACGCTATCTCTCGCAGCTTTGATTCCGCCTGGATAGCGCGGCGCTGCCATGCCTCTAAGTCATTCATAATAAACCTTTATCTTTTCTAGTAATGTTTGGTAATCTAACTCGGATACTCGAATCTTGTGGCCTACCTTCAGCAAAGGAATCTTGTGCTTTCGGAAGAGCTTCTTAACATCTTGAGGGGAGACAGACAAAGCTGCCCCCACCTCTTCGATTGTTAGGATACTAGAACGGGACATCGTCGTCGATTGGCTGCGCTTGCTGTTCGACATTGTTTCCACCTTCCATTTTATCGCTAAAGCTTAGTGACATATACGACAGGTTGTCTTTGGTTTTCTTCCAAGCTGCAATCCTGCGCGTTCCAATGGGACCTGTGTAATCAGGCGCACTGTCACTAGTTTTCTTTTGGTTAGGGAAAAGCGTTCCAGTCTTTTCATACACGTCCATAATCTTGCGACCATCTGGCAGCGTAGACATTGTGACAATCATTTGGGACTCATTGCCATTGTTGTTGGCCTTGCCCTGCAAGATCATCTTGTGGTTGTCGCGTGGCGGGAATACCGCACCGCTATCTGTGTTATCGTATTGGCTCATTACCATTCTCCATTCGTAGGTTTACTATCTGCCGCATATTTATTGTCGTGCTCTCCTAAGAACACATCAGCATTAAAGCCAAGGTGCGACAATGCCTTGGTTAGCCCATCAGTTACAGCCAT